ATACCTTCTTGCCAATACGTCTGACGACGGTAAAATTTACGAGTGGCAATTAAATAGCGCAACACCTGCAGCAGTTCTGTCAAACGCGCCAATCAATTGCTCAGGCATGATGGTCACAGAAGAACGGTTTGTCTTCGCATTTGGCGCAGGCGGAAATGCTCGTAAAGTTGCATGGTCAGATCGTGAAAATAACAACTTGTGGACGCCAGCGGCAACCAACGAAGCTGGTGACATTGAGATACAAACGAATGGCGTTATCCTAAAGGGAATGCGTACGCGAGGCCAGTCTCTCATCTTAACCGATCAGGACGCGCACACGGCCACCTATTCTGGTCCACCGTATGTTTACGGGTTTGAGCGTGTTGGTACGAGCTGCGGCTTAATCGCGGCAAATGCGGCTGCCACAATCGACGAGGGCGTGGTATGGATGGGGCAGCGTTCATTCTTTGCTTACTCTGGCGGAGCTGTGACCGACCTTCCATGCGAAGTGTCGGACTACGTTTTCAGCGACATGAATAACGATCAAAAATCTAAGGTCCACGCTGTAGTAAACAATCAATTTGGCGAAATATGGTGGTTCTACCCAAGTGGTTCCAGCACGGAATGTGACCGCTATGTTGCTTTTGACTACACCGAAAAGGTTTGGATGACTGGAGAGATTAGTCGCACTGCAGGTGTTGACCGTGGTGTCTTTCGCCAGCCCATGTGGATTGCGCCAGACGGTATATTGTACGAGCAAGAAATCGGCTTTAATTACGGGACTCAAACGCCGTTTGCTGAAACTGGACCAATTGCCATTGGCGTCGGAGAGCAAGTCATGTCGGTGCGTGAAATGATTCCCGACGAAAAGACGCTGGGCGACGTTTCCGCTACATTTAAAACACGCTTTTACCCGACTGGAGCGGAGAGCGATTACGGACCATACACTATGTCAAATCCAACTAGCCTGCGATTTACTGGCCGACAGATTAGAATGCGCGTAAGTGGAAACTCTCAGTCTGATTGGCGCGTCGGAATTATGCGACTTGACGCTGTAGCAGGCGGTCGCAGATGAGCCGGATGCTGCCCCCGGTCACTCTGGACATGAGCCAGTGGGCCGAAAATATGCGGCGCTATCTTGGGCTGGCGCTAGACCAGCTTGGCTTTAAAGATGCGTCTGCCTCGGCTTCTCAGGACGGCGTTTTGCTGTGGGATCCAGTTAACGGATACCCGGTAGTATCTAAGGGCGGATCGTGGCGTCAGATCGTCTTGGAGGATGGCCACGCCAACTTCATCAAGACTGCCGACGTTACTGCCGCCTTAGCCAACACTGCATACAAATTAACCTATGACGCCCCGGTAGGAAATTCTGGCATTACGCAAGGAGCGCCTGCCTCTCGCATTGTATTCGAGGAAGCCGGGGAATACGTTTTGGCGTTTTCGGCGCAAGTGTCGTCGACCTCCGCCAGCACCGTACACTTTTATTTTTGGCCAAGCATAAACGGAACAGACGCAGCTAACAGCGGCATGGCGACTGCGCTGCACCAGAACAACTCAACCTTAGTCACTTCTCGCACCCAAATCTTTACTGTGGCTGCTGGCGACTACATAGAAGTCAATTATATGTTTGACAGCACCAGCGGCTTTTTAAATTACACAGCCGCAACGTCGCCAGTCCCAGCGATACCAGCGTCAACTTTGTCAATTACGAGGTTACATGGATAACGAACTGGAAAGATGCAAGCCTTGGATTGAGGCGGCGCTTGAATACTCAGGCGGCACACATGACTTTGACGATATTGTCGATGGATTGCGACGCGGCGTGTTGCAGTTGTGGCCAACGCCAAAGGGGTGCATAGTCACTGAAATTGTGGTATATCCAAGAAAGAAAGTTTTAAATGTCTTTCTTGGCGGTGGTGAGCTGGAGCAAATTTTGGATATGCACGAAGATGTAATAGCATGGGCTAAAGCGCAAGGCTGCTTGGCCCTATCAATGTCTGGCCGATTTGGCTGGAAAAAACCATTAGAGTTGCATGGATGGAAACAACAACATGCATCATACGTCAAGGAGTTTGCATAATGTCAGGCGGAAAAGGTGGATCAAAGACCTCAGAGGTTAAAGTCCCACAGTACATTGAAGACGCAGGAAAGGCTAACCTTGCTAAAGCTGATTTGATGGCTCAAATTGGCCCAGTGACAAATTACGGTCCAGATGTTGCGGCATTTAGCCCAATGCAGCAGGCTGCTTTTGGGAACACAGCCTCTGCTGCGGGTGCGTTTGGAATGGGCGGCGGTGGCACTGGCATGGAGGGCGTACCAGCCCCAACGGAATACGCTGGCGGAATCCAAGGCTATTCATCTGCCCCATTATTTGAGCAATCTATGGCAGAACTTAAAGCGCGTAGCCCCGGTCAGTACGCAGCAATTAACGCTCCATTTATTGACCCAGTAACGGGTGCTTCGCCTGGCTCTCCATACACTGGTTCTACAGGTATGCAGGCTGAACAAATTACGGGATCATACCCCGGTTTTAATTCTGGCGGTGGCGGAACGCAAAATAACAATAACAACGATCCTTTTAACATCGCGCCAAGTTATTCTAACGGGTCAGGGTACAACTCAAAAAACCCTACAGATGTTTCGTACACCGGAAATACACCGGGCCAAATGTCTAATGCGTCTTACACACCGCCAGCGTTTAGTGGCGGCGGTTCAGATGGTTTCGGGAATTATGGCAAAGTTGGTGACTATTTTGGCGGGATTGGCGATGCGGTTGGAGTGACAAACTACGACGGAAGTGACTCAAATAAGCCTAGTGGGAATGACGGCGGTAAACTCGTCTGCACAGCCATGAACAAAATGGGCTTACTGCCTGACGACATTTACGCGCTAGATGCCGAATACGGCTTGATGGTAAATCGCAATGACCCAATCTTAGGTGACGGCTATCGCTTGTGGGCATTGCCCGTGTCTAAGTACATCAAGCGCAGTACGCTCGGTGCTAGAGCGCTGCGAGCGTTTATGCGTCCTGTTACATTGGCTTGGGCAAAAGAAATGGCCCACCAAATGCGTCCAAAAGAATATAAACCAAACTATGCTGGTAAAGTTATTATGGCTATTGGCCATCCGACTTGCCGTGTAATTGGCCACGTCTTTATCGGCGGCCTAACAAAGAAGGACGCATAAGATGAGTTTTTCAACATCAGATAGTCCAAATGCGATGTCAGTTCAACCAACACAACCGGGCAAGGGCGGGAGTCAAGGCCAACAAGCCCAACCGATGCCCCAAAGTGTTTCTAGTTTTCCAGCTAAACCACAATATGCTCCCGCCCAGCAAGTATCCGGCATGCAACAATCTTCTCCTCCTAATGTTTACCAACAATCAGCAGCGGCTCTTACTGGTGCGCAGAATACAGCAAATCGCCTGTCTAACTTTGCGCCAACAAGCATGCAGGCAGCACAGTTTGGGCCAGCTCAGACAATGCAGGGTGTCGGCGCTGTGCAATCGGCGCAGGCTCCTGGGCAAATTGATGTAAATCAATTAGCTTCAACAAATTTTGATCAATATATGTCGCCATATACTCAAAACGTAATTAATACAGGTCAGGCTGATATTGAGCGCCAGCGTCAATTGGCATCAAACCAGCTTGGCGCACAGGCTGAAGCAGCAAATGCGTTTGGCGGTTCTCGTCAGGCAATTCAAGAGGGTGTTCTTGCCGGAGAGGCTTTGCGCCAATCTGGTTCATTGTCTGCGCAACAGCGTCAGCAAGCATTTCAAACAGCATTGCAATCAGGACAATTTGATATTGGACAGACGCAACAAGCGCGCGCTCTTTCATCAGGTCAAGAGTTTCAAGCTAACCAGTTTGGACAGCAGGCCCAAGAATCTGCTGCGGCACGTGACCAAGCTGCACAAGCTAATAATATGCAGGCTGCTAATCAATTTGCTACGCAGCAAGCCCAGCTTCAGCAAGCAGCGAACCAAGCAAACTATCAAGGTCAATTCCAAACAGCTGGCGTTCAAGCAGGCGCAGCTGGTCAACTTGGCGGCTTGTCACAAACGGGATTTGGTATGGGGCAGCAACTTGGCCAACAGCAAATGCAGCAGGGCTTAATGCAGCAGGGATTGCAGCAAAGATTAATTGACGCGGCTCGTGGACAATATGCTAACGCGGTAAACGCTCCGATGGAGTCCTTAAATGCACCATTAAGGGCTTTAGGCGCACAGCCAAATCAAAGCACAACTACAGAAAGTCAGAAACCCGGCTTACTGCAGTATTTGCAGGTTGTTGGAAGTGCAATGTGCTGGGTCGCTCGCGAAGTTTACGGCGAAAACGATCCAAAATGGCTTCAGTTCCGCGAGTGGGTTATCGGCTACTCACCAAATTGGTTCTACAAAGCTTACAGCAAATATGGCGAAAAAATGGCGGCGGTTGTGGCAAAAGTTCCAGCGCTTAAATTTGTTATTCGGCCATTTATGGACGCTAAGCGCAAGGCAATGGGGTATAAATAAATGGTTATGACGCCGGAAGAGCAGAGAACGATGGGCAATGCTCAAGCAAGCCAACCTCGCAGTGGGCTTCTTGGCTTGTTTGATAAAGCAATGAAGACCGATGACAGCACTGGCCTTAGTCCTCTGCAAAACTTTGCTGCGGCTCTTGATCCTTTAATTATGAAGGACATGCGCGGTGGTGAAAGCATACGTAAACAAGGCGCACAACGTGCGACAAGTATTTCAAAGAATAAGACTGTTGATATGCTGCGTAAGCAAGGTCGGAACGACCTAGCTGATGCTGTAATGAATGGAACTATTGCTGCTAAAGAAGCATTTAGTGTTATGCAAGGTGAAAAGTCTGCGGATACTGCGTTCCAAAGGGCAAAAGATTTAGCTGCGTATGAAGCCGGATTAAAAGGCCGGGCGGCTCCAAAGAGTTATGAGTTTCAAGCGGTTGCTCAGGCGCTTATGAGCGCAAACCCAAATCTATCACCTGAAGAAGCTTTAAATATGGCTTTGTCAAAAGGACCTGCGCCTCAAAAAGCTCCTACTAGCGTACAAGAATATCAATATGCTGTTGCAAATGACCAACTCCCAGAAGGCGTGTCTACATTCCCAGAATATGAAAGATTTATTGCTAGAGCTGGTCGAAACGTTCCAGACCAAACTATGCACCCAACATTAAACCGCCCTTTAACAACATTTGAGTTGGAGAAAGACAAAAAATATGCAGATTTGATACCAGATTTAACTTTGTCGGGAATTTCTACAGCGGCCAGAAACGCAGCAACGATTAAAACTGTTATTGAGCAATTAGGAAATCCTAAAGAGGGCCAAGATTTAACGGGTCCATATCAAGGAATGTTAGGGACTTTGGGGCGGAACATATTTGCTACAGAGTCTCAAGAGGCTTTTAACAACGTTGCCTCCGTTCTTCAGCAGTCCCTAAGGGAAATTCTTGGTGGTCAATTTGCAGAAAAAGAAGGTGCGGCACTTATTGCAAGGGGTTATGATATTTACGCTCCACCAGAAGTTAACGCTGCACGCCTAAGAGCGCTTTATACTCAACTTGAAGCCACTGCCGTTAATAAAGCTAAACTTATGGAATATACTGGAACTTACGGAACTACCGCTGGTTTTGGTGGGTCCGCAGGCCAACCAGATGTTCAAGATTTTTATAGCGCAATGTCTCAAGCTGAAAAGGGTTTAGGTTTTAAACAACCTAAATCTACAGGCGTAAATAATGTAGAGCAGTATAGACTTAATCCACAAACTGGAAAAGTGGAGCTTGTTAATGCCGATTAATGTTGATGTGGGAAATAACCGCTTTATAGAGTTTTCAGACATAGAAACTGCAAACGCATATTTTGCTAATCAAGGTAAAGTTCCAGAAAAACAGGGTTGGCTAAAAGATTGGCTTGGCCGTCCACAAGGCGTTTTTGAAGAGCCTACTACTTTTGGCGAAATTGCCCAAGACGTAGCAAGAGCTGTTCCTGCGGGTCTTGGTCGCGCCGCTATTGGAATAGCAGAGCTTCCAGAAATGGCTGTTCGAGCTTCTCAGCGAGGAAAGGAAGAAGTGTTTGGGCTTCTTGGTGCTGACGTTGAAAAAACTCCAATTACTGATACTTTTACTGGACAAGCTTTAAGAGGCGCTGCTAATATTTCTGGTCTTGGTGATGATTTACAATACAGGGGCGAAACCGAACTTGGTCAACGGCTTGGAACTGGAGCTGAATTTGCGGCAGCAGCCCCATTGGGGCCGGGTTCTTTACTAAGAAAAGGCGCTACTCAATTTGCTGGAGGTGTCGCTGCGGAAAGTGCTGGTCAGCAATTTGACGAAACAGGATATGGAGATGCCGCTCGTCTTGGCGTTGGCGTATTATCACCCACTGGAATTTCAACCGCAAGAACGGCTATTAGCCCCATACGAAACGTTAGAGGCGAACTTGCTGATGATGTAAATCTTCTTTCAAAATATGGAATTGACACAAGTGCTGGTCAGCAAGCTGGTCCAGGTTCTCTTTCTAGAAGAGAAATATCTCAAGGCGGAACTGCGGCGCAAAAAAATCAAATAGAACAGTTTTCCTCTGCAGTTATGAAAATTTTGGGTGGAGACACAGCTATAGCCGTTGGCGCTCCATTGCGAGAAGCGCAAGAAAGAATTATTTTAGAAATGAAAAATTCAGTTAACGGGCTTTCTGCTCGCGCTGACGACATGGACATTAATGATTTATTTTTAAGTTTAGCTAGATTTAAAAAAGTTAAAGCTACTGGAGAAGCTGGCAAAGTTCCAAAAAAAGAATTTGCTGATATTTTTGATAGACTTAGAAAATCGCAAGGAGATGGATTAGCAATAGACGCAGAGGAATATGTATCATTTCGACAGCGCTTGTCAGCAATTACGTCTAAAGGCGATAATGAAGCCGTAGTTACAGCAAATGAAATGATTAAAGTTCTTGATAATATAGCGGATCGAGCTTTTAGTTCTTCTGGTAATACCGGAAGAATGCAGCAAATTGCAGCGGCTAGGTCAAAATATAGAGATTACCTTGCTGTAGAAAACGCTTCAATTAAAGCTGCAAAAAAGGGTAAAGAGTTTATAAACCCGCAAGATTTAAACGTCTCATTCCTTTCTCAAGCTCCGCGTTCTGCTGTCCAAGGGACTCGTGGAGAATTGTCCGACTTGGCTCGTTCTGGCGCAAAAGTTATACCGACAACGGCAGGAAACGCTCAAGAAGCATTAAGAGATATATTTGCATCTTTCAGCACATATGGCACAATCGGTCTTGGAGGAGCGCAAATTATTAAAGACTTTACAGATATTTCTCCAGCTTATGTTGCTATGGCATTGGGAATCTCTACGGCAATGTTAGAAAAAGCAATTTCAAGCAAAACTGGCCAAAGTTATTTAAAAAATAGATTAATGCAGAAAAATCAAACTGCTCTCAGCGCTGATAGCGCAAGGGCGGTTATTGCAGCGCTTGCTAACAAAAATACAGCAGAGGACCAGCAATAATGGAACTTAAACCAAAATCACGCACCGAAGTCGAAAGCATTGTTCAAGACGCAATCTCAGATGCGGTAGACTTTGTTGAAGGCGAAATTAGCGATGAGCGGATCAAAGCCCAGCGCTATTACGATGGCGAGGTTGATCTTGGCTATGAGGATGGCCGCAGCAAGGTTGTAGCCACAAAGGTACGGGATACTGTACGCGCGGTGAAGCCAAGCTTAATGCGGATATTCCTTAGCACAGCTAAACCAGTGGAATATGTTCCAAGCGGCCCAGAAGACGTGGCAATGGCTGAGCAAGCCACTGAGTTTATGCACCACGAGTTTACCCGGCTAAACGGCTACCGCGTTATGAATGACGCTTTCCAAGATGCGCTGGTTAAAAAACAAGGCATCGTAAAAGCCTATTGGATGACTTATCCAGAGGCCGAAATCTACACGTTCTCTGACTTGTCAGATGATGAATATACTTATCTGCTGGACGATGACGATGTGACTGTGATTGAACACAGTGTTGAAGTTTCCATTGAGATGGACGAAATGGGCATGGAAGTAGAAATGCCTGTTCACAGCGTTAAGCTTAGCCGCCAGAAAGAAAAAGGCGAACTTTGCATTGAGAGCGTTCCGCCGGAAGAGTTCTTTGTAAGCCGTGACGCGCGAGATTTTTCCGACGCATATGTAGTTGCTCACCGCACCGATATGCGCGCTGGAGACTTGATCGCTATGGGCTATGACCCAGAGGTTGTCTTAAATTTAGACAACTTTGAAAGCGGATCAGACGTAACAGAAGTTGAAACTTTTGAACGGCGCGGCTATGACGTGGATTCGTCTGATGAGGACATGCAAGACCCATCAATGCTTAATGTTGCTGTGACAGAAGCCTACATGCGGATTGACGTTGATGGCACTGGCGTACCTATCCTGCACAAAATTACATGCGGTGGCACGGCATACGAAATGCTGGATTATGAACCATGCGATGAGTTGCCGTTTGCCAAGTTTGAGGTTGATCCAGAGCCGCACACATTCTATGGCCGCTCATTGGCTGAGATTGTTATGGATGACCAAGACGCTGCAACTTCTGTGCTGCGCTCTATTCTTGACAACGTGGCGATGACAAATAACCCTCGCCTCGGCATTGTTGAAGGTGCAGTCAATATTGATGACGTCCTCAACAATGAAATTGGCGCGAT